TTTCAATTGCACCAGCGGCGATCTTGGCGGCAACAACAGCGCCAGCCTCAATCTTTGCACTTGTTATGGCATTAGATGCGATAGTGTCAGCGGTAACAGCGCCAGCCGCTAACTTTGCAGTTGATACGCTACCGGCGGCAAGTTTTGCTGTAGAAATTGAAGAATCAGTTATTTGAGTTTCGGTAATTGTGCCAGTTAACTTAGATGTCTCAACATCGGCAATTTGAGAGTTAGTCAGTTGACCAGTTACCTTAGAAGCCGACAACCCTGCAATTTGAGCGTCCGAAATAGTGCCTGAAATGTCGCTTGATGGAATGGCAGAAGTCCAAGCCGTGCCGGTATATCGGTATAGCTTGTTATCAGTTGTCAGCATTACCGTGCGACCTTGGAAGTTTCCAGAGGAAGGTAAAGCAGAAACAATCTCTACAGGTCGCAAAGATTGACTGAAAGCACTAGAAGGCAAAGTGCCACTAATGTCCTCAGCATCTACGCCAGAAGTCCATGCAGAACCTGTATATCGGTAAATCGTGTTATCAGTTGTCAGGAATACGAGTTTTGGCCCTGTGTATCCTGAAGGGCTTGGCAATGAAGTAACGATGCTAATTGGCTAAATGCCTTTCTTACCTTATTATTTTTAAAGGTGTATAAGTACTTTGGTTTTTTTTCTTTCATAATATTTTTAGTTATTAATTATATGCAAATATACATATATAGATATATATAAACCTAATTTATTTGTTATTTATAATGATTCTAAATAAGCCAAAAGCAAGAAAACCCACACCACTATTGCGGTGTAGGTCTTATTTAGAGAGATTATAAATTAAAAAATAGGTTTTTCTTCTTCTTCTTCTTCGCAAAAACGCTTACCGATTGCAGTCAATAATACAATAGCCAACTGAATAATTATCTTCGCAAATGGGTTTTTCACAACAAGCAAAGCCAATTCGTGTCCCTTTATTGCTGTTGGTAAGTGTTCACAATAGATGTCTTTAATACGTTCACCGTTGTGCGTTGCTTCCGTGTTGATGCTGACATCTTCAAGGTTTGCTAATTTTTCAAGTTGTTGTTCTAATTTCATATTTTTATTTTATATTTGTGCTTTCTACTAAGTATCTAAGCAAGTACCTGAATCAACAGGTTCCCTAATGGGGCAACTTCACGGCAGTTGTTGTGAGCTTTTTTACTTAATTTTCAAAACCATATTTCTGTTCTGTCCTTGTCTGAAAGAAATGTGAACCCAGTCTGGACCACTGTCATTTCCATACTCCCAAATCAACTGATCAAAGACCAAATTCGCCTTGCACCAATCAAACAATTTTTTGTTTTCTTCTTTGCTTCCAGCAGTTAGGTCAATCGCTTCACCTTTGCAATGCTGACTTGTCAAACTACCGCCAACCTTTTCATTCAATAATGTACATCTGAAAAATGATCCAATGCGGATTGGCTTACCATACCATTTCCGCAACGGTTCAAAACAAGCATTTGCAACAATTCGCATTGCGAACAGTTGGTGTTCCGTTGGTGTGTTTTCAATACTAAAACGGATGGCTGTTTGCGATTGTGTTGCTTCAACGTATGTGATATGGTCCGATATATCATTCATTAAGAAAAAAGTATTTGTGTGTTGAAATTATTCCTTCCATTTCTGCAAGAATTTAAACACGTTGAATTGTGATTCAAAGGTGATATAAATTCCGGGTAAAGATTTCTATTTTTTACCAAGTATTCAAACATTTTTTGCTCATAAAATTCAGCTTTTTGTGCATAGTGACGGTTCATAAACTGGACCATCTTTGATTCACCAGCTGCGGAATTGTCACCAGATTGCGTTTGAATACCTTTGTTTTTCAATTGAAAAGATAATTCAATGACAGCATCTGCTGCGGCCCGCCAAGCAATGGATGGCTGCATCAATGCAACAAGTGTTTCTTCGTCTGGATTCAATGTTTGTGCGTTATATTTTACAAGCAAATCATTATAAAAATATGTTCCCAATGTTGACTGTGTCCACATATCGGCCGCACCTTTTACCAATGGAAGCACCTCTGTGATGTTCACATTTGCAGTGATTGGTGTGTTCACTTTCAAATAGTTTTCTGTTACAAAATAAATCGTTGTTGCCATTATTGTTGGAGCATTAAGTTTATGTCTTCTTCTTTTAATCCAAGTCCAGTCCGTAATAAAACGGAAGCTTGTTTCTTGTTTAATTTGCCTTGACCGTATTGGCGAATGATTCGCAACAGTTGTTGTTGATGTCTTCCAGTCATATTTTTGATTGATGGGTTTGTCATCAACTGTTGTTCTTCTGGTGTTTCAGCGGTCAATTCTTGTTCTTCCATTGCTTTTTCTTGACCGGGAACAATTGCTTTTTCAATGATTTGGAAATCATTTATTTCAATTGAATTTTTAACGCCAGCAATATCAAGCAATTCATCGTATATGTCAGTCAATTCAGCACGCAACGGCATAATCACATTTTTTTCAAATATCGAATAAGACATTTGAAGTTCTTCAGAATTGCCCAAACTTCCAGCAACTTTGATTCCCATAATTGACGGATTGATTCCGTGAGCAAAACAGATTTTGTTCAAGATGTTTTCAATGGTCGAATCAAAAAGTTTGTCATTTTGGTTTGTTGGAATTGATGTCACTTCTGGTGTGTTGTCAAAACCTTGTCCTTGCATTATGATAATTTTTCCAGCACCTGAAGCACCAGAATTGTCAACCAATCCTTGTTTGAAGCTTTCACGTTCAGCATCGGATTCAAACATCTTTGGAACTCGTATTGATAACGAAGGCCAGATTGAATTTTGAATATTGCTTTTTTGCAAATAGGAAATTTCGCCATCAAGAAAAACATCATTCAATACGGAAATATAAGATGGCAATGGATATGTATCTTGTCCAACTGTTTCAGCTTGATATACCCATAATGATTCCAAATCTTTGCCGTTTGGTGTGTATTTATTGTATTCAATCAAATCTGTTCTTCTGGACCAATCCAAACAATAAACAAATTTGTCAAGTGTTTGATTGTTGCGAATGGTCGCTGGATTCAATTTTTTCATTGATATAAATTTGCCATTCACATCTTTTTTGATTAAGAAACAAACACGTTTGTGAATCAAAAAATCAATAGGTAAATAACGAAATATATTTTTGAACTTGTTCTTTTTTTCAAATGTATACAAGTCAACTTTTTCAACACCAGTAACTGGTGGGATTGTATATTCATAACCGCCACCAATTGCTGCCCTTGAAATAAATTCAAGACATCCCGAATGCATCGGACTGGTGTAGTACATTTGGTCCAGCACTTGTGGGTAAAGGTTGTCTGCTCCAAACTGAACGATTCCTGAAACAGTGTACCAAGTGCTTATGAATGGTTTGCCCAAATCACCCTTACCAATCTTAAAGAATGGTGTTGAAAAGGACATTTTCCCATCGTTATAACTTACAACTTCAGTTGCAGTTTTTTTGTTTTCAAATAATGTTTTGCCGAATATTTTCATTTTTTTATCTGTATATTTCTGTGACACCAGTGTCTTGATCTGGTTGTGTTAAATCACCAACAACCATTTTTCCTTCTTCAAGCAATGAACCGAAGTCAGCTGGATCAAGTGAATCCGTTGTTGACTGATAAACTTTGTATTGATATTGACCTGGCTTCAAATATAATGGAATGTTATTCCCTCCAGTTGTTGAACCGCCATCATCTTCAGTAATTTCAAACAAGTTGTATCTGTTGCAATAATTTGATACGTCTAAGGTAGTAAAAAAAATCAATGGTTGGTATTCGTTCAATGTAGCTAATGGCTGAAAAGAAAAAATAAAAAACGGATTTGGTATTGTCACGCTTTCAGTCAATGTCAAAACCACTTGGTTGGTTGTATTTCTTATGATATAAATCATTCGTTCTATTAATTAAAAAAAGCCAAACCATTTACGGTCTGGCCTTTCAAGTTTAAACCCATTAAACTTATGAAGTGGCAACTAAGAGAGACGCAGCCAAAATTGAACTCATTGTTTTTGCTGTAAATTCATTCTGACCAACAAGCGTCACGTTATAATTTGATCCGTCAGCACGACCAGTTCCAGAACCACCACCGTTTGTTGTCAATTGCATATATGGAAAATACCAGAACAAACCGTTTGCATCACCTACAACAACGTATAAGTATCGCTGACCTTCGCCAAGTATTTTGATTGCTTTTGATTTGTCAGCATCTCTGCGGTGAAAAACCAAGTTGATTGTTGATGTAGCAAAAGAACTTCCAGCAATCAAATCAGAAGTAACTTCATCTGTATAATTTGAAGTATTTCTTTTGAAGTAAAAAGACAATGCTGGTGTTAATGCCGCCAATGTCATTGCTGTGATTGACCAAGTTGCAGCATCTTCAGTGATTGTTGCAATGTCATCCATATCACCAATGTAGGCAGTATAAATACCACCGTTATTGTTATCACAGCTTTTGATTATATTTTCTAATTCGTTACAAGCCATTTGTTTTTGTTTTTATATTGTTTAAAAAAAAGGGCGAGCTTTTCATCCGCCCCTTTAAAATTGTTTTAATCTCTCATCTTATGAACAAGGTCCAGCAGAATAGAAAACTATTTCAGCTGGGTTTGTGTAAAAGAATCCCATCTTCAAGTCAACTCTTGTTCTCAAGATTGGTTCTGCAACTGTGTCTTCTAAGTTTACAGATTTCAATACTTTGGAATCATTATCGCCATCAAAAGCATAAATCATATTGTCACGGTGTGTTAACACCATTGTGTTGTTTGAAGCACCTTCAGCAAGTACAATTTTGATTCCTAACCAAGTTGCAACTAAACCGCCATTGATTGAAGGAATGTTTGCGTTTGAATAGTTATAAGTTGCTTGTAAGAAAGCAGCATAAACATTTGAAGAAACATACCAACGTAAGTCATTACGTTTTCCTTGCAATGCTGGTGTCAATGCAGAATAAACTAAGTTCATTTGAGCAATAACATTTGAAGCATTAACTGTTGTTGATGCAATTTGAACAACAGATGGATCAGCACAAAGCTTCACTTCGTAACCGTCACACTCATCAAGGTATGTTCCAGTTGAACCAGCGGTGTTTCCTCTCCAACGAACTGCTTCGATTTCAGCACCAATTTCTTTGCTCATTTCATCCCAGTAATATGACATAAAAGCGTTCACATCAAATGGAGCTGAAGCACCTTTTGCCATCCAAGCAGAAACGAAAGATTGTTCAATATCGAAACGGCAAATTTGAGCCATTGCAGATAAAGGACAAACATCGATGTCAATCGCATCAAGCGTTGAATCTGTTGCTGACCAAGTACAAGTTGATGCTTTCAATAAGCTGTCAAATAATACGTTTGCAATTTTTGTTTTATATTTTATTCCAGCAAGTGTGCGATAATTTCCAACGATGTCTTCGCTGATATATGCTTTGCTGTAAAATTCATTTGGGTTTGGACATAACAAAGCATTTGTATCAATGTTGATGTCAAATTTTAATTTTCTTGCCATTTTTTATTTTGTTTATTTCGTTATTAATATATTATAATTTAATTATGCTTTTTTTAATTTTCTTTTGATAGCTTCATCACTTCGCTGAATCTATCGTGTATCGACATTTTTGTTTTTGTCAATTCAACTTCAACTTCTGGCATCATCATTCCAGCGTGTTCCGCTTTTAGGTCCGCAATCATCTTGTAAATTTCATCCAATTTCGGTTGAATGATTGCAAGAATTTCCGCTTCTGTTGGCATTGCTGCTGGTGTTGCAACAACTGGTTCAACAACTGGAACTTCAGCAACTGGAACTTCAGCAGCCATTTCTTCAACAACTTCTGTTTCTTCAGTTGTAACTTCATCCAATGGAAGTGTCATTTGTGCTTCTGTTGTATCTGCAACAACTGCTTCTTCTAATGCTTCAGTCATTACTTTTCCATCCTTTACGATGTATTTGATGCCATCAACCTCGAACTTTGTTCCTTCAGGTAGTGACGTTGGTTTTCCTTCCATTGTATATTTATTTTTATGTTTGTTTATTTGTTCAGATAATTTCAAGCCAAGAAATCCTTCAATACTGAATCCGACCTGGCCATTGGCAACAAGTTGATTGTAATATTCTAAATCCGTCACTTGGCTGACAATCATCAATGTTCCTTTTGGAACATCAATGTTGAATGTACTTTTTGCTTTGTCCGCTATTGGATCATTCACAATCCAAGCTTCCAAAATGTAAGCTGGAGCAATGTCACCTTCTTTGTGTTCAAGGTTGAATTTACCTTGATTGTTAAGGCTTGCCATAAACTTGGATGTCAATCTTTCAATTTCCGCTTCCGTAAATTCAGCAAAATATTCGCCATCAGCATCACAACGGTAGATTTCCATTGGAATCAAAGCTGGAGCAGCAATACGCATTTTCACATCATCTGTGAAATATCTTTTTTCGTTTGAGGAAAAAGCCATACCTTTGACCTTTATTGCTGGCGTTGCGGTGAATGCAATTTGAGAAATTCCCAAATCTTCGCCGTCACCGTAAGCTTCATCAATAGTTATTTTGTACTTTGGTAAATTCATTACTTATATATTATAATAAACCCTTTAAACTTTTTAAAAAATGATACAAATTGAAATCAATGGAAACAAAAGGACAATGAATAATGCCATCAATGAAATCACTGTTGCTGAATTTGAACAGCTTTGTGTCATTCTCAATGGTGATGATGAAGATGTTTTTGACCGTTATCTTCGTGTTTTTGCTGTGCTTGGTCTGACTGATGAAGAAATTGACACAATAACACCAAATGAATTTATTGACCTTACAAAAACATTCACAGATGAAGATTGGGAATGTACTATTTTTAAACCAACCATTGAAGTTGATGGCATCAAATACATCGTAAAGGATGGAAAAGTAATGACTGAAGCATTAGAAGAAGCAGTTGTTGCAGATACAACAGAAGCACAAATGACACTTC